TCCTTTGTCTTTGGCAGATTTTCCATCACGTTTTTCAGATATGATCGATTCTGAAACTCCACCGCCATTAGATCCGCCATTAGACCCCCCATTCCCATTTCCATTGCCATTCTGGTTATTTCCATTTCCTTTTTTAGTACCATTTCCTTCATTTTCATTATTATTATTATCATTATCATTATCTTTTGCCAAATATCCACGAGCACCAATATGATACCCTAAAGGCAACTTCTTGCACTTTTTATCTGTATAGCAATAATAGTATCCTTGCTTACACTTCTTCATTTTTATTACTTGTGGTATTATTATTTAGAAAACCTTGCTTCAGCATTTTCTGAAGTTCTGATGTTGATCCAACAAAAACAGCGTTATTTGTCACATTATTTGTAGTTTTCTTTATATCCGTCTCAACATCCTTAAGTTTCTTTTGAAGATCGATTAACTTATCAGTAGTGTCTGCAACACTCTTAATTAACTGTCCTGCAACTTCGTATGCTCTTGGACTAGATCCTTCTTCAGCGACCTCCATGATGCCATTAATCGCCTCTTGACCCTTTTCTATTAAAGAATACAAATTTGCACGAGTATATTCATAATCTTTTTTGATATCATCTCCTTTTGGTTTAATGATATCTACATTTTTTGGTTTAGATTCGACAATATCACTCTCAGTATTCAGAGCATTATCGATAGCATCATAATTTTCACTCATGATTATCAAATATCCTGTTGTTGTGTTGGACTATATGTTTTAGAGTCCTGGAAAAAATCCCAATTCTCATTAAATCCGAAATCGTCAGAAGGTCCAAGTAAAGCATCATCTGCCGAATTGATTTGCCCATCAGAATTTTTATCTTCCAGTGCTTTAGGTGTAGCAGTGTATCTTACTTCCCGTTTTGCAGTTTGAGTATCTGTTGAAGATGAAATATCAACTTGAACCTTACGAATGAGACCATCCGTACTGTCTGCAATAGGACCAAATAGATATGTCTTGACAGTAAATCTTAATGTATATATTAATGCTCTTCTGGTCTGGAAAGATCCTTCATAATCATCTTGAAAGTCGATACTATCCAAAACAACCGGAGTGTCTCTTTTTTCTCCAATAGAATCAATTAAGTCTAAAGTTAAATTAAATGATGGTTGAAAGAATGGTAAAATTTGTTCTACTATTTGTAGTGCATCATCATTCAACTTACTAAAAATATTTAATTCAAATCCAATATTATATGGAACAGGCATAAAAACCTTTTTCATATTTGTTCCATCTGTTGCTTTGAAGGTTTGAGTGACTCCTGCCTTTCTAGATGAATCATATTGAATGTTCGTCATTTCAAACGACATTCTTGGGAGACTGATCGCAACTGGTTTTGTTAGATCTTCTTGCTGTTGAATTTTTGCAAGAAATTTTTGCATTGGTCCATATGACAAACCAACTTTTTGTTGATTGGTAACAGCACCACTCTTATCCAAATGCTTAATGTAAATGTTATTAAATAATGTTCCGAAAGATATAATATTCTTTCTAATTATTTCGTGATAAAAATAAGTTCCTAACATCAATATTCTCCAAATGGATTACTCTCAGTAAAATCAATTATTGAATCTGCTTCTGTCTCAATATTGTCATTAATATCATACTCATCTCCAGAAGAATCATCATTATAAGATTTAACTATATATGTCGCTGAAGATGCAGAACCAACTACAGTCTCTCCGACATAGAATGTTCCTGTAATACTTCCAAGTTCCAAATACTTATTTGGATTTGTTCTGTCTTCTCCACCATCTCCTGTGAGATAATCAATATTAATATCTCTAATACGCGCAGTTGCACCTGAAGTCTGACCAGTTACAATTTCATTAAGGATGAATGTTCCTATACCAGTTGTAGAAACTCCAGTTATATTTACTGTTGGTGCTTGCGTATATCCAACACCCGTGTTTATAATTCTAAATCCAGTAACAGTTCCTGAAGAAACAACCGCCTCAGCACTTGCACCAGTGCCGCCACCTCCAGTTATTGTAACATCTGGAATGCTGTAATATCCTTTATTGTCTCCAGAATTTATAGTAAATGTACTAATTCCATTATTTCCTAAAGTAGCAGTTGCAGTTGCACCACTTCCATTTCCTCCACTAATTGTAACAGTTGGAGTTTGAATATATCCATATCCCGGATCGAGTATTCTTAATGAATCTATAGAATATACATTTCCCTTATTTGTTGTAATTGCAACTGCAGTTGCTGTACCAACCCCAGATGCTGGCGAAGATATTGTTACTGTAGGAGTACTTGTATACCCACTTCCATCATCAGTCAGTGTTAATTGACGTACCATACCAGTACCACCTATGCTCACACTTGCTGTTGCTCCCACTCCAAGAGAAACAAGTGACATAGTAGTTATATATCCTTCATCTTCAATAACACTATCTACAAGATCTGAAGTTGTATCTATAACTTCTCCTTCATATTCGTACAACTCACATTGCAACTCATAAACATATGTTTTATTCAATTGGTAAAATGGTTTTTCTGCCTCAACTCTTTTAATTTCAAATAATCTTTCTCCCAGAGGAAACCAAATTAAATCTCCTTCTGCTGGTCTTACTGCCAAATATTTTTCTTGTCCGGTAATAAACTCCCTATCCATTGCCCAGTTTTGTCCACCCAAATATGCACCAATAAAATCTTCAAATCTTTCTTTGGATATTACCAAATTAACTTCATTCTTGAGTCTTAATCCAAATTTTGTCATAATATCAGAATCTGGAGCATATCCATCATAATTTGTCATGTACGCTTCAATAACAAAATTATCTTGAAATGCAGAAGACTCTACCTCTTGAAGTATATTATCCGTTCTAAAAACTGATCTTGGTAAATAATGTACTTCTATACCAAATATTGTTAAATGCTCATTAATTAAATCCTGGAGAAGATTTTGTTCTCCGTTAGTTCCTTGGAGAAAATATGGATTAAGTGCCATAATAAATTATCCTATAAGATCTAAAGGTGGAAGTTCATATTCTGATGCCATTTTTTGTCTTATCGCTTCCAATTCTCTCTCACCATCTTCATAGAGTTGTCTTCCATTCAATTCAATACCTCCTGGAAGTTTGACGCCATTAAATTTAATCAAATTTTGTCCCCACTGTCGTTTCATAAGTGCTGTTAGATATCTCTTGACAAAACTATCATTATATACTTGAGTAAATGATGCAGGATCGAGTGCTCTATAGCAGTCAAGAACTATGTATGTTCCTGCCTCTTGAGACGCCCAGTCAATATCTAAGTACAATCTATCTTGTCTCTTATTAAATCTAATTTTTTTATCTGTAGTTAGTAAATGGTCAATATCCTCAAGATAACTCTTAACCATAGAATATTGTAAAAGTTCTACGGAATTAAAATAATATAGATCATTTAAAAATAATTGATATTTGATACTGAACATTCCTTTCGAAATTGAACTAGTATCAAATTTGAAAATTCCTTCTACACCTACAACAGAATCGGGAACTTGAATATAGTTTGAATTTTCTTCGAAGGAGAATTGAGTAGTAGCACCAACATTATGATTTACTGTTGTCGTTACAATACCAGTAACTCCATCCTTACTTGGACCCTTGCCTCTATCAATATCATCTTGAGTTATTTTGTATTTCAAATACATTCTTTCAACACCATCAAAGTGTCTTTCATTAAAATATTGAATCGCATCATCAACCAAGTCATCGATTTGATCATCATCAATATTAATTTCTAAAACTGGTGCTCCTAATTTTCTGAGGCAATAATCAATCAATCCTTGCCTAGTACTTGGTTTTGCCATCAGTAGAATCCCCCATCTATAAGTCCGGCAGTAAATGTTCCAGTAACATCAACATCTTGTTGGAATGTCGCTATTCCGGAAATTAATGCAGTATCTGCAACATTTAGAGTTGTAGATGTTACTAGACCAGAAAATCTAGCATCTCTCCACCTTTTACCAACTATACCTAAATCATAAAGTCCGTCATCATTTGGATTTAAATCAGATATAAATTCACCAGAAACATTAATATCATCACCAGTAGAATCACCAATTCCAATTGTCCCACCTCTAAAGGTGGCATTACCTATGAAGGTAGATACTCCAGCAACTGTTAAATCTTTACCAACAAATAAATTGCCACCAGTAGTAGTTATGCCACCTTCAGACGCCAGAGTAGCAATTCCGGTAATAGTAAGATTCTTTGCAACAAAATCACCATCTACCGTTAATCTTTTAGTCCAAATACCATCTTGACCACTAAGAGTGACACCAACACCAACATAAACTAAATCATTATCACCATCAACAGTAACTGTTCCCGTTCCAAATGTTGCTATTCCAGCGACACTTAAATTTCCACCTACACCAACACCACCAGAAACAACAAGTGCTCCAGTGGTTGCATTATATGATTCAGTTAAATCACTTATTTTTATCTCATTATCAATGACACTTGTCATGATAAATTGTGAAGTAGGTTCATTCCATACTAGAACTAACCCATCAATTGCTTTATAGTCACTAATTACATCACTTAAATTCAGTAATTTGGAGACCGCAGAAGTTTGTTGAGATAATACTCTAACAGCATTCTGAGGTCCTACTCTTGCTTTTATAGTAGGCATTACTTAGTTACTCCTCCCCTAACTATAACCGATCCTTCAACTGCTTTTGAAGTGAGACCCGTTGCTGAAGTAGTTAATTTGACATCATAAACATATCTTCCGGGTTTTAATTGACTTGTAATTGAAGAACCCATACTGATCAAAAATTTGCCAGCCAATTCATCTACAAAAGCTCCAGTAAAATCATATGATGTTGAACTGGAAAAAGATTTTCTCAATTTTGCTTCAGGAATATCATAAGTTGATAGGTCTAAGGGTTCATCTGTAAGAGAATTTTCTAACTCAAATGTAGTCTCAAAATCAAATCCCTGCTCAATAACAATATTTGATACATAAACTGCCATTATTCCGGGATCAATATACTTTTAAGTATTTATATGATGTTCAATTACCCGACATTTTTATTGACCAATTCTCTTAGTAATGATTTAATTTCATCAATATCACTTTTTATTTTGTCTAATTCCTGTTTTTTCATTTCACTATTCTCTATAGATTTGACATATCTATCATAAGCGGTGTTATCTGTGTTTATGATAGCACCGCTTTCTTCATCTCTATAAAGATTAGAGTGTCCTTCTACTTTAATCATCTTACTGCAAGTACTCTAAGGTCGCGGATTCTTGGGGGTTCTGCCTGATTTGTTCCGGTCATTACAATCTTGATTCTAAATCCAGTAAACAGACCAAGATTATCTGCACTATATTCATAATCTAAAAATTCATCAGAAATACTGGAAGGAACCTTTTGATCTGAAAGACCGCTATTCTTAGAAGGATCTGTAACTTGAAGACCCGCACTTCCTAAAGTTAGGTTATTATAACCTGGGAATAATTCAAACTCTTCATCAACTTCACTAGAATCTGGTCTTATCAAACTGTAAAGAACTCTTATATCAGCAGATTCATGTCTATATGCGGATAAAATGATTCTTAATGAAGTTGCTGGATTTGATAAAGAGATAATTCTACTATAATAAACAGCAGCATGTGGATCATCAACAATTGAATTGATCTTACTATCAGTAGTATAGTCCGATATTGGTTGATTTAAACGACTGCTGAAGAATTCAGTAAATGCAGTATTCAAATTAAGAATAGGAGAAACATTTTTATTTGATGTATTGAAATTAATAGCCGTTGTGAATGATTTATTTCTAGGAAGACTTGTAAGATATTCGTCCTGATTAATCTCAGAACAAATTAGTCTTGGATCAGTTAAAGGATTGTATGTATTCAGTTGAATAGTCTGATATCCTTTATCCACAAATGATACTTGAGAATTTGATGCAACACTACTTCCCGATACTGTTCTAACCCTGCCATTTACAAATGTTGATGAAGATGGTGTTTCAATATCATATGTGGGTCTTAGTCCAGTATATAAGATATTTTCGGTAGCATATACATTATCACCGCCTCCACTATTATTTGAATTGAATGCTAATGAAGGATATGCATCATTAACATCCTTAAAGTCACCATTTCTCAACTTATTACCATTATTACTACTCGTATCAATATCTAAGTAATATCCATCAATATCAATTGGTCCTTGAATGGAAGTTGTAATTCCATTAATTCTTCTTAAAGAAACTCCATTAAATTCATATTTTTCTACTGTAGAACCTAATTCATGAGTTTCTGCCTTTGTTCCATCAACACCTCTTTCAGAAATACTAATGGTTGTTCCGTTAACATTATCATATGATATAATTTCACTACCAATTTTGAGATATCCAGTATTGTTTGTACCAACAGAAAGACCTTCAAAAATATTAAAGTCTGAATCATTGGCACTTAATTCTAATATAGAAGTTTCACTTGACTGTAAAGTTGCGTCTAATTTGGATGGAGAAACATCAGATGCTACATTATAAATCTTTACCATATTTGTATTTGAATACATTCCATGATCAAAATGTCTAACAAACAATTTCTTTCCAGTATTTAATTCTGAGAAATCTGTAATTTGTGTAGACCCCAAAGAAACAATATTATCCAAAGCTGAAGTATCGTAATAACTTACAGCGGCTCCAACAGGGAATGATGAATTGAATTGTCCCTGAACATTAGAAACATATAGTCTATTTGCACTACCAATTCCAGTTATTGAAATTTGTGCATTCTTTCCTGTTCCTGGAGTTGAGGTAGTAGTGAGTGCTGTTCCAACAATAGTTACAAGATCACCTTCCGCATATCCAAATCCCGGAGAAGTTTCTGCAATACTTACATTTGTAATTGTTCCTAAACCAGAAGTTGAAACTTGAAGTACAAGACCCGTACCAAGTCCTACAAGATTTGTAGGAGCAATATTAAAGTTTGTAATACTTGGTATGTAATTTTGTCCTCCACTAACAGTATTAATTCCTGTTGCAGTTCCACCAACACCTGTAATAATTGCAGAACCACCATAGTCACCATATCCTGCAAGTCTTCTACCAACCGTGAGAATTCCTGCAGTTCCTTCATCAGAAATAGTTTGTATTCCAATCCAACCACTTCTTGGTGTGGCGCTAATTGGATTTATTGGCAGATTCTGGTTATAACCATTACTTTCATTTAATGGTGGATTGTAGAAATATGCAGTACCAGTAGTTTCAGTAAACTCTGCTTTATATAATTTAAACTTCAAATCTTGGAACTGATTTGTTGTCCAGATAGATCCATTTTGAGATTTGAATAGAGATCCAAGAGCAAATTGTTGTGTATAGATAACTGCATCTACATCAGGAAGAGTTGTTGTATTAACAGTCTTTTCCCCCATAACTGCAGTCCAAACTTCATATGCATCACTATTTTCCGAAATCAGAACAATTGCATATTCTCTACCTGGTGCCAAGAAAATTGGTTCTGGGAATTTAACATTGGTAGGAATATCTCCCGTTGGAGATGTTTTGATTATTTGTACCTCATTACCATTTTCATCAATTTCTATAGGTCTAATAGTAACAGATGGTCCTATTACCTGTAAAGTTGGTGTTCCCAACTCCATGGTTCTTACTTCAACCTTTACTGGTGCATTTCCTTCATCAATATTCGCAAAGAAAAGATCTACAGAAGTTAAGAATACACCATTAGCATCTTCTTCGGTATCAATATTAGATTTTACCTGAACATTTCCACCAACAGTAAAGCTTTGTGCTAAAGGATCAAAGAATTGTGTAAAGTTGTTTGTTCTAGTTCTGGTAGTTGTTCTAGTTACGGTAGTAATTCTACGTCTAACTGTAGTTACTGTAACTACTCTCTGCCAAACTTCTAAGGTTCCTGTTGAATTGTATGATGCTTCTCCGAAAGAAATTGCAGTACTTCCCGGAAGAACCTCAGCATTTGATTTACTTGAAGATAATCTATAAGTTTTATTACCTGTTCTAATTCTAACTGATGGGAATGGTTCTCTATTTGGATCTTTAAGGAAAAATGCTCCTATTAAATCTCCATAATTATCACTTACAAGACGAACATCTTTTACATATGCTTCAGCACCGCTAGTTTGTCCCTTCAGTTTCATTCCCGCAACAGCATAACCATAGTAGTCACCTTGAGCTTGCTGAGACATTGAGAATGTATCAACATTCAAAATTTTGGAACTTGAGGAATAGAAATTATCAGTAAATTGTCCAGATTGATATGGATTTGCATTAAAGAATGTTTCTGGAGCAGCAAAAGGACCAGACTTATGTCTTGGATGTGCTAATCTAAATTTAGTAACTTCTCTACCATCAATTGTTCCAATAACAGTTTCTCCAATACTAAATCCAGCACTTGCTCCAGAAAGTTTAAGTCCTGAGTCGGAAGAAATTTCCAACATTTTTGGCATGAAATCAACGCCACTTGTACTATCTAAGAATTGATAATATCTTGTTCTTGGTTTTAAATTGGTTGCATTAACATTTACATTACGAGATCTCATAAAGACCTCGGCACTCCTAGATCGTAAAACATTTGATACCGATGTACTAGTAGAAGTAACTACCCTTGTAGAACTACGTGTGGTGGTTCTACTACTAACAGAAGATCCTGTAGCAACTGTTTGTCCTCTTCTGCCCCAGTTTGCAACTCTTCTGACATTTGTGGCAGTTCTATTTTGAGTTCTATTTTGCGTATTAGTGGATGATGTATTAACTGTATTTGCCTGATTCAGTGTTGCCATCCAGGTTTGTCTTACCCAAGTATCAACATTTGGTGTCAGTTCAATTGTACCGACATATAATACAACATTAAATGGGTTGATATTTTCAACTTGAGTTGCTAATGGTTGCTCTAACCAATCAACTTCTTTATATGCTAAGGTAAGAGAATTTCCTGTTTTTTGAATTGCTGGATCTAATAATTGGAAATTTGAAGAAAGATCCAAGTTTTGTGGAGTTACATTTGTTGAAGATGCTACTAAAGATTCTAAAGTATTCCTAGTAACTATAGGTGAAAGTTCTTCAACAGATCCATCAACGGTAACTGAACTTAAGTTAATATCAATTCTATCAAGATTTCTGAAATTATCTACAAAGAATCCAGATTTAAATCTATCTCTACCTTCACTATCAGTAACTTGAATTGTCTTAGTATCCAATTCTAACAAAGAAAGAGATGTTGTTTCTTCTAGATTTTCAATCCTTCCTTCAAGTTCTCCAATATCTCTCATAGTATATCTTCTATTATCAACATATGTAATAGAAGCATCACTAGTATTATACAAATACGCTGGTAACTCTAAAGTTGCCAACTCCATAAATTCTCCCAATTTTTGGGGTGGTTGTGGATTTATTTCAGATTTGCCTTTATCAACTACAAAGTTTCCTAGAGTGTCAACATAAATTCTATCAATTCTTGGGAGATAGTAATCATACGACAACGTGGAAACTTCATTAGGTGCTAAAATTGAAGTTAATGTGGTATTAAATGCAGATGTCCTTGCGGTAAAATCAAATGGAGACTTGTCTGCAGTCGATACATCAAATGTGGATACTCTTGGTCTGAAATCTAATGTATCAGATGCTCTTATGTTATAAATTCCAATATCTGGAACATCTTCAGAGAATCTATCATCATCATAACTTGCTACGGTAAATAAATCTCCGGAAGATTGGGAATCGACTTCATATTTGTCAATAACAACTAATAATTTTCTCGTTGGTTCTGAACTTCCTGCCTTTCTAACCAATTTTGAATAATCATAATATTGATCTCTTTGACCTTTATCTAAAATAAAAGAACTTGTGATATTTTTATATGAACCATTTGTAACATTTTCTAATGTAGTGATTATATTCGACTCTTCAAAAGTTACATTTTCACCGATAGAAAATCTTTCTGTGGTAAGATAAACAATATCTAAAGTATTTCCAACACCATTATCTCTCACTACAAGTCTTGCTACAGCACCATTAGATCCAAAAATATTTTCTCCAACTACAGCATTCGAATCTACATTACTTGTAGAAGTACACTCAATTCTATCAAATGACGGAGAATTCTTATTTAAAGATTCATAAACCGCCAAAACTTTAGATACGTCTGGAGCATTTAAAGAAATTTGATCATCCTGAACCCTTAATCCATACCACTTATTATAAGTAAGTCCATCATTAGTAGATTCGGAGGGATCTGATCCAGATTGCTGATATTTGGAATAATTAATATTAACAATAGAAGATCTAACAAAATTCTTTGTTTTTGATACTATTTTATTTTTTTCTATAGTAAGATTAAGAATAGTGTCACCATTAGATATTGAAGGATCTAATTTTCTAATTTGAATATCTGATTGATTTACTGAAAATGCATCATCGGATAAAGATGCTATAGTGCCATCATTATAGAATACTGCATAATTTTCTTGATCAAATCCAACAAAAGATGAATTTGTTGGATTTAAATTTAAATCAGTATTACTTCCAGATAAATTTGTATTACTGACAGAAAGAACGTTTGTAGCATCATCGACATTTAAATTATCAATTTGACCTACAATTCTGAGTTTTGAGTTTAAGAAATCAACTTCAGATACATTTTCATCAAATAATGGAATATATAAAACTCCACTTCCTCTTGTATCAAGTTTTGCAATTGATATTGGAGTAGTGATATTATTCGCATCAAGTCCACCATCAAATACATTAGATACAGTAGAAATTCCAGTAATTGTGAATGAAGTTAATGTAGCATCAACATCTGTTACCACACTAAATGTTTCTGACGAAATTCCAGATCTTTGATATCTGATAACATCATCTATTTTAATATCATTAAAAGGTCTTCCTCCAGCAGTAACTGTAGAAGATCCTGCAGTTGGTGCAGATATATTAACTTGTGCAATTCCACCTTGAAGAATCTCTCTATCTAAAATAAAATCTGCTGTGAAATTTGATCCACTATTAGCAAATCCTTGAGTTGAGTTATCTTGTTTAATTGACTTTATATCTTGAATACCATAAACCCAAGTCTGAACTACTGTTTTTGATATATCAATTCCATTTTGGATAAGTGGTTCTCCAACAACAAAAGTTCCTGATGTTTGTCTCAGTCTAAATCTATTATCTGTACTATCTGCAACTACAAATCCACTAGCTCCGCTATATTTTCCTCTTATATGATCCCCAGCACTTAAGTTATAATCACTATTAATTTCTAATATTGTATATGTTTGAATATCAAATAGTCTCAAATCCCAAGATGTAGACTCATTTGTATATGGAGCATCTGTTAAGTTAAATGAATATACTCTTGCAGTTCCTACTCCATAATCTCCAGAACCATCTTCTTGTGTTGGACCAGATTGTCCAACTCCAGCATATAATGTAACTGTTTTTCTTAGTTGGGGTGTAGAAGTTGCATTATTAACTCTGAATAAACTTCCAACTTCTAACGATACTGAAGATGTATTAGTTTCAGTATCTCTTGGTTTTTCAACATCTATAACTTCATTAATAACCTCAATATCATATCCTCTTGCATATACTTTACCATTTTCAATCTTTAAACATGCCAATTCTTCGGAGGGAGTATTTCCTTGTTTTGTAGTTTCTCCTCCAAAGAAAGCACCATTATTACCCAATCTATCATTTAAAGATTCTTGAAGGGTAATTTCAAAAGGATCTACGGCATAACTCCCAGACTCTTCAAAAGTTCTTTGTGCCAGATAGTCTCTTATATTACTATATTGAGTTTTATTAGTTACTTTTTGAATCTTACCTTCTTTTACTCTAAGAAGTTCAACAAAGTTTGTATCTTTATTGTCAGTTAATGGTTTCTTTGATAATGTTAAAGATATCTTTAACCTATCTGCACCTGGAGATGCATAGTTGGTAAATCCTTTTGCATTATCATATAATGTATCATCATCTTTAGATGAGATTAAGGATTCTGTTATTGTTAATCCTATTCTATATGAAGGTGTATTATTATAATAATCTAAAATTATAGTTTGTCTAGAGACCTCAACAAAATAACCTCTAATAAAATAAACACCAGCATCGATTGATGCACTGGATCCAATAGAAGTTGAATCTACATCTATGAGTGTAGCAAAAGTAGATCCTGAATTAATTGTTGTATTACCATATACAATATTTTCTGTACATGATAAGGTTTCC